CGGTCCGCATCACCACCCAGACCTACAAGCCCGGGTCGGCTTGGGTCACGCTCGTCGTCATCGACGACAACCAGTAGGCCGTGGGGTTGGTCCACAACAACGTCGGAACCTTCAACAAGGCCCTATCGAGCTTTGCCCAGGAGGTCGGCTGGACAATCGAATACGCCGCCCTCCGCGAGGCCGCGTTGATGTGCCGCGACGCCATCGTCTTCACGCCCCCGTTCAAACTCGGCGGCGGGGGAGGCGAGACCAAGCAGGCCGAGCTCGTGGGCCGTCGGGCGGTCGAGCGCGACATCAACTCCATCTTCGTCGCCAAAAACGACAAGGCCCGGGTAGCCGGAGCCATGCTGCTCAACAACCTCGCGTCGGCGGCGAAGCGTCGGAACTACGGCGAGTTCACGAAGGCCATGCAGGCCGCCAACGACAAAGCCATCCAGTTCGACGCCCTCATCCCGAACAAGATCGTCGCCGACTCGGACGCGCTGCGCGCCTACCGCAAGGCCCAGAACTTCTTCAACCAGTCAAGCGGACAACCCGGCAACGCCGTGGTCGACGACCTCCGCCCGGTGCATGACCGCCTCAAGCGGCTGACGCGCCAAGGCAAGACGAAGATCGAGAAAGGTCGCGGCGACTACCTCGGCAAGTTCCTCGTCGGTTCGAAGTCCGAGCTGAAGGCGTACATCAAGCAACGCCAGGACGAGGTCGGCAAACTGAAGTCGGGCTGGTGGAACGTGATGCAGGTCATCCCCAAGCCCAAGAAGAAAGGCGTCGACCAGACGTTCGGACGCAAGGGGGTCGCCTCCTATGTGAAGAAGTTTCCGGGCAACAACTTCCAGCGGCTTTATTCGACCCAGAAGGCGGTCAACTACTCCTTCGGCAACATGATCGGCAACGCCGACAACAAGGCCACGCAGAACAACGTCGCCGGCTTGGTCTACGCAAACGCCATCGCCCGAATCGAACGGGACACGGACCAGCTCCTTCGCCGCGACACCCGGGACTTCAACTCGGGCAAGATTTCCTGAAACACCATGGGCTCCAAATCCATCCGCCACATCGTCGAGTC